CGCATCTTCAGTTCCTTTAGAGGTTGTTAGTTCTGCCTCAAATAAACTGGCTAATGCTCCACCCGCTTTTAATTTTGAGGTAAAACTGTCTATTGAAAATGATGCCATTATTTCTCCTTTACGCTTCCGCGCCGATGACTAAAATTAAAGATGTGATGGGGAAGTCTCTTTTACAAGTACTGCCTTCGCATGCCATCGTCTTCCCCCATCTTTTATGTATATTACTATTTATACAGTATTATATTATCCAATTATTTCTGCAAATTCAACTCCAGATCGTACTGCTACGAATTGTAGTTGGATAAAGTTAATTGAACGTGAAGGTTTAACGTAAATATCACCACGAAATTCGTTACGATCAACAACTTCCGCTGTATTATTACTATCGTCACAAACTACTGCAAAATCTTGAACTCCACCTCTTCCTTGAATATCTCTCAAGAAAGGTTCTACGGTAGCGGTGAATCTTGAACGAGTAAATGCATCGTTGAATTCAAACAAGAAGGATTTTGACATATTAGCAATTGATTTTTCCAAAAGGATAAACAACCTTCGTACATTGATTCTATCAAATGCACTTGGTTTTGCTAATAGTGTTTTATCACCGAAAAGAAGAATTCCTTGTCCCGGCATTCCAACAACTGGATTAATCCCATTTTTGTAGAGGTCGTCCCTTTGTGTCTTATTCGGATTAAAAGGGAGTTTGATTGCATTTCGGATATTACCACGATCTGAACCAGCTGGTGACCAAAAAGGATCACGGGATCGGTCTGTAAATGCACAACATCCAGCAATATCACCGTTCAATGGAACATATCGATATACATCATTGTACTTATCGTACATGTATTTCCATCCAGAGTCAAGTACTGCGTATGAAGAACTCGGCATTGAATTACGGAATGATATAACATCATCAACTTCGCTTCCTGCGTTATTAACAACATTTGCTTGTGTAGGTGAAATAAATGCTACACAATCCTTACGATATTCTGCAATATTGTTAATTGCATGAATAGATGTTGCCGCGTCTGCATCGGCAGTCATCAGAAGAGTAACATCCACTTCTTCTGCATTTTTGAATTTATCTAAAGCGGTCTGAATATTTCCGGCAGTTGCTGCAGTTCCAGCGGTTCCACCAGTTAAACTTCCAGAAATGATAGTTCCTTTAGCATTAAATGTTCCGGATGCGACTCCACCCCAAGCGGTTGTTCCACCATCAAGTAATGTGTCTGCATCACCATTTGCGTGATGGTCCATCCAGCGAATATAATTTGAACCACGATTTACTAGATCTTTGTAGTAAATACTTTGTCCGTCTTCACCTTTGGCTCCACCTGCAACTGATCCAGTATATGATTCAAGAACTGTATTATTTGCTCCAGTAATTTCTCCGTCTTCATCAACAACAACAACATGAATTTCATCATAATTGCCACTGTTTCGTTTGGCGTGTGCAGAAGTAACAGGCTCAGTATCGAAAGAACTTGCATATTCCCATGTTCGTGAGTGGGTATTTGCTGCAGCGGCAGTAGTAAAAGGTGTTGATACGATCATTACAGTTGAATTAGTAATTGACGAAACTTTACGTTCTTCAGCAGTTCCAACAAGTTTAACAATATCACCTACTGTATATTGAGTATCAAGTGCTGTATCTGTTCCAGTTAATGTAGTTCCATTAGCTGTTGCAACAAGTGTTCCTACCATAGATGATGCTGGTTGACCAAATGCTGATCGTGCTTTACGAGTATATGCACCGGTATTTGCAATTGTTGTATCTGCACCGATTGCAACCAAAACTGTATTGGATGTAACAGCTGTTACTACACAAAATGATGTACTATTAATATAGAGTGCATCTCCAACAGAAACATCATTTGAAAATGTTGTTCCTACTCCAATAACAGTAGTATTAGCTTTTGTGAATACTGCAGAAGTACAAGTAGGTGAAACATCTGTATTACTGTTAAGTGTTCCATCATTATTTGTGTTTGCTCTTGTGGCTCCACACATAGAAACTCTCAACGTGTTTCCGAGATCGCCTGGATATTTTGCAATGAATGCTCCAGCCGTAACAACTGATGTTCCACCCATATCAGGATCGTATGTGTTCTCATAATCTTCATCATTATTTATCTGTAATCCGGTGGTCATCGCTGCATTATTTGCAGTTGTAGCTACAGCACGAACTATTTTTAGATTTCCCGAATATGCGAGATAACTGGCGGCAGTAAACCATGTTTTGTATGTGGCGGCGTTAGGTTTTCCAAATATACTTGCCATTTCTGATTCATTGGATACTGTTACACGATCAAATGCTGGACCCCATTTAAATGGGCCTGCAATTGCACCTTCTGTCATAGAAACTTCGGGAACAACGGTAGTAAGATCAATTTCTTTAGTAACAACGCCTGGGCTAATTGTAAAAGGCATCTTATCTCTCCTATAGATTTAAGTTGAAAGATTGTGGTTTATGGATTTTATTATACCATATTACAGTTATTTATGTTTTTCTAGTTCTCTAAAACCATAAATATAAAGTAATATCATAAATATACGAAATGGAACAAATGGACAAATATAAACTAATAGAAAACGAAAAAATAAAAGAACGATTTCTTAAAAAAATTGATCGTTCTGAAAAACACACAGAATGTCATATCTGGCTTGCTTCTAAAAATAAAACAGGTCATGGAATGTTTTCTGTTTTGGGTCGAACTATACCTGCCAGTAGATATGCTTTTATGATATATGGTAATTTTTCGTCAATTTCTGCAGTACGAGGTGACCTATCAGCTAATGAAGTAGTTACACAAACCTGTTTCAATCCATCTTGTGTGAACCCCAAACATCTAGAAGTGTCCAATAAAAGAAAGACAGGAAAAAGATTAACTATTCATCCAGATCAATTAGTCACTGGCTCTATCAACTTTCTAAATAGATTAAAAAAAGAAAGGCCTGATTTATCTACCAAAATTAAAGATTTAATATCTGAAATTAACAATCCCCCCACAGAAGTTAATTTTGGTGATATAGACCCTTTTAATAATATATTCTAGCCTGTTCATCGTCTACTGTCCATACAGTACCTTTATCATCCTTAAAAGTTTCTTCTTCCATCCCATCATCTATAATTCCAAACGGCAACATATCCTGTTCTAAAGTTTCCATTTGTTCTTCCCACATTTTTTTTCTGATATCCATATTTGTTAACTCCTTGAAATATCGTTGATTCACCAACCATGAGAATATAACTAAACACATTGCCAAATCATCGTGTGCACCTTCTTCTGCTTGATATGTATTATTTGTTAGAGCAAAGGTTGTAAGTTCTCTAATCGTTTCATAATCTGGAATAATCAATTGATCTTGTTCTACTATATCCTTTAGGGTAGCACATCCAATCCTCTTGATTTGTTTACTGGTTCTTATTCCTAACTGAATGTTCTTTGCGAATCCACCACCAATCTGTTGTCCTGCTCTTCCCCTCATCGTAATAATCATTATGTTTTCGTACTCTAGATCATGGTGTAGAGTGTCCGCCACCTGAGAACCAATATCATTTACCTCTATTAAGACATGAGCACAATTATACTTATTCCCCACATTGTAAATTACATTTGGATATAACATAGGAGAAATGGTATTATCTCTAAATTTTGCTACTTGTTTGTACGGCATTTCAGAAACATCAAATACAATAAATGCTGAATAATCTACACCTTTTCCTTGAGCACTATCTGCTACTAAAGCGTATGTGTGATTCTTTATTGGTTCAGCAAACACATCTAAATTATTATTACTGTGTATTGGATTCTTAAAAACCATCGTTCTAAGTTTTGATGGAGCAATTAATGTATATGTTGACCCCACAAATTCACACTCAAATTCCTGTGTAAATTGTATTTCAGAAGTATTACGTACCGTTTCTGCTTTCCACTTCTCATCTCTTCCTGGCATATCTGACCAATGAACTTCAATTGGTATATAATCACTTCTTTTTTCTTCTGCATCCACCCACATTTTGTAGAACATATTCAGTCCAAGTGGAGTTGAAACAATAAGTACCTTAGTCGATTCACCAGAAGAAATTGTAGGATAAACAGAGGTGAAGAATTTTTCTGCTATATTTTGTGGAACGTGAGCAAACTCATCAAGAAAAATGATATTAAATGAACTACCTCGAACAGCAGAACTAGAAGTCGCCGCAGCTATAACCTTTGAACCATTCTCTATTTCAATGTTTCCTTTGTTCCATATAACCACTCCTTGCTGCATCCACTTAGGTAAATGTTCATAGGCAAGTTGTAATCTAGAAAGAAGTTCTCTTGCCACAGATCCTTTGTTGGCAAGAATAGCGACATTAACACTTTCATTAAACAGAATGTAATAGAGAAGAAAAGCTATGATGGTGGTTGATTTTCCTGTCTGTCTAGGCATTTTACAGATCACAAAACGATTATCATTGAACTTATGAATCATATCCTTTTGATAATCATACATTTCAAAAGGAACTAAACCACGATCCACATGAATAATTTGGACATAATTACGTATGAAGTATTCTGGGTCTTCCTTACATTTCATATATTCGGCGAGGGATTCAGTTG